TGAGCCTCTCTAGCACCGCCTACACTCAATAAACGCTGTATGTCTGCATAATCAGCCTGTGCCATCTGTGGAGCAGCACCAACAGCCGCCATTTGACGAGCACGTTCAGCCTCAGCACTCTGATACGCTAACTGACCACCTTGTTCCGCTAATGCGCGAGCGAATACATCCTGTGCCTGACCTGCTTGCTGACCCATAGCACCTGAACCATATCGACCAGCAGACGCAGCCTGAGATTGTAGATTCTGAATGTTTCTAGTGAACTCCTCACCAGCTAAACGATTCGTCTGCCCTAAAGCACCAGCTAGGAATGGATTAACGCCCCTACCTTGAATCGTAGCTAACGTCTCTGCCTGTGCTGCACCTGTCAGCGGAGAACCTGCTATAGCTCGTTCCTGAGCCATCTGTAAGGCTTGCTGAGTCTGTGCTGATGGAGATACGTAAGTTTGACCAGGGAAGAAAGTAGGAGCCTGAGACTCGTACAGCCGTTTACCTTCTTCTAACCCATAAGTTACATACGGCTTGATACTTGGATCAATACTCGTAGTTGTTGTACTCTCTTGAGGAGCACCGCCGCCACCGCCCATATTACACCTCACAAATCCATAGTTTAGGACGGAATCCGTATTGAGCCGCCCTCTTACTCCAACCACGCCTATGGCTAGAAAATGTTATGTTTTTTACCTTAGCCTCTGCTGCCATGCCTTTTATGTATTTTAAGGCATTTTCGACAACATCATAACTATTTTCTAACGAATAAGCTGCCCATAAATGCAGGGTTTCACCTTGTGGCTGCAATACAAAGAATCCAGCATAGTGGTTGTTCTCTATCAGCACAAACAACAGACTCTTTTGGTTAAAACAGTCCGTATATACATCTTCAATAATCCAGTTTTCTGGACTCCTACTTTTAATCTTCTCTAAACCAGGCTTAACACTAGCCCACCATTGTCTTAAATTCTGTGGATCAATAAACCTGTATTCCATTAACCCACCACAATGTAACCATACGTTTTATTAGCCGTACTATTAGCCCAATGACTAACAGTTGCTTGCCCTATTTGTTGCGCTGAAACATATATATTTTCTGAAGCATTAGGAGAAATGTAATTCATAGTAGTAATAAGTGATGCCGTACTTGGCCTAGTCGGACTAGTTCCAGCGTCATAATGTTGGAGGCTGATTGTTGCATCAGGAGATGACCAATAAAGTTGAATGTAATCATCCTTAGCTAACTCTATAAAATAATTCCATCCTGTAATAGTGTGACCATTAATACCGCCGTGACTAGATGGAATTCCAACTAATCCAGCCGAGCCAGGAACATCAACACCATTTTTTCTTATCCAAATAGTAATATCGTGTTGCTGTGTGTCAGTATTTTGAAACTGACCAGACCATTGGAAATTATAAATACCTGCATTTCTAACATTCATCCTAGAACTATTCGATAGATATACCCCATTACTGTAGTCAGTCGTATCTAACGTCATTGCTGTAGCAGTGTTAGCCGTTAAAGATTGATCTGCAAGGCTCTGAAACGCTCCATACGGTGTCGAATCAATAAATGCAGCAGCAGATACAGGAGTAAAGAATATTAAGCTCTCATTGCCTATACGACCATCGTATAAGGTAGTTGTTATTGCATTTCCTGTAGCTAAAGTAATCCTGCCAGTATTATTCGTCTTACCGTCCATTATTCCACGCACTACCTCAGAGACTTGACGCTGGTCTGCTCCAAATACAGGTAATGTACGAAACTGAGCAATTCTAGTCATCGAGTACCCTGCTGAGTAATGTCAATTTCGCAACCTACTAGCGTTTCCCAATTCAAGCTAGTCGGAGATACTTTAATACGATGGTAGTTACCGTTAGACCTCAACCCGCATCTATTCTCTGCATCTGGTGTCGATGCCGTACCGAATTCGACTTGATCTGTGAGTAATGTTCGGCTGGCAACTGCAACCGTTCCTGTGCCATTATCAATAATAGGTTTTGCCAATGTAATAATAGAACGTCCAATGTCTATGTCTCCAGATACGACATAACCAGATTTAAATGCGCCAGAGAAAATAACAATCTTCTGGCCTCTAACACCCACGAAAATAAGCTGACCACCAGCCCAAACCTTAGAATCAAGCGGTATATCTAACAAGTCTATATTGTTGTTGTAGTCATCTATCTGCTCAAGTGTGGCACTAGGTGTCAGACCATATGATAGAGAAACTACATCAGTCGTTCCATAGCTCCATTTATTCAAATCAATAGAATAAAACAGCAGGTAACGACCACCAAAGCTATTAGTAAAGTTCCAAATAACTAATTTACGCACTGGATCAACGGTAGCTGACATTTTGGTAGGAATTTCACTCAAAATACAGTTGTCGAAGAACCAACGATTAACCTTTTCTAGTCCAATGTTCTTAACCGACTGACCATCGCACATATAAAAGCCATCATCCGATAGAAAATAAGTCAATCCACCGAATTGCGTAATAGAACCGTTAGAAATACAGCCTAAAGTACGAGAAATAGCGTCAAACTGGAAAAAATACGGACTACCAGAATAGCTCATCCGGTAAATAGCGCGTTCTAGGAACACTAAGCCATACTCACCACCAGCTAAACCAGTAATATCACCACCATCAGGGATAACCTGAGAGTCAGACTGAGACGCAGCAGCAGGAGTCCAGTCAGTCTCATCGTTAATATCCGACCAGTAAACCTTATTCTCCTCACCACCTACATTAGCAGCTACTACAAAGTCTCTAACTACCGTTACGTACTTAGCAGCAGGAGCAGCAGCAGCTAGATTACCGAAGTAAGTAGATGAACCTAAGTCGTAAGCCTGTAGAACGTCAGCACCATTGGCTAAGATCATCTTAGAGCCGTACTGAGTAACATCCCATGAATCAACTACCGAATATCCTGCCGTAGTTAAAGCATCCAATGAGGCATCACTAGAGTCGAACTTATAAATCTGAGTAGCACCAGCAGCAAATAGAGTGGAAGCACCAGCAAACTTACCTGCAAAAGTAACCAGTAAATTTTGACCAGCATTGTCAGAATAGTCAGCAGCATCTCGTAGTGGGGCATATCCGTTAGTAACAGGGTAAACATTAACCGCATCCATCACAGCACCAGTAATACCAGGCTGATCTGGCAACCACTCACCGAAGATAATCTTTTGCTTTGCCATTACTGTCTAGTCCATGAAGTTGCTGCCGTTGATTTCTGCTGCCATACGTTAGAAATAGGAGCAATTAAATCCGCATTAGTGTAGCCATAATCCCAGTAACCATAATCTACGTAACCTGCACCTGTATCAGTCCATGTACTTGATCTCGCTGTGACATTTGACCACTCATAACCAATAATGTCACCAATTACACCTACTGTCGCATTACCGCTAAACGACATTGGAACGTCAAATACACCTGTTCCTATTACATTAACAGCCGCATTTCCAGTAACACTAGCAGAACCACCAACCGTATAGTTACCTATCGCCGATACTGCTGCATTACCTGTAATAGCTGCCGTACCTACTAATACATTAACTACATTTAGTTCTAACTGAGCATTACCAGTAATACTAGCAATGCCTGTGAATATCTTTGAACCATTAGCAACGACTGTAGCTGTAGCCGTAATAGTCGCACTAGGTTCTATAGGCTCATTTTCACAATAGCCAGCAACCCAGTAACCCTTAACTACATATAGATCAGGTACGCATAACGCTGTTACCGTCGCATTGCCTGTGATTGATGCTGAACCTAATACAAAATCTGCTGCTCTTGCTGTTACTGTAGCTGTACCAGTTATAGAAGCTGATTCGCTTATATCCTCGTTTTGACAGTAACCTGCAACCCAGTAACCCTGCTGTACATATAATTCAACTGGCCCAATTGCCGTTACGGTAGCCGTAGCTGTGATAGATGCCGAACTACCTGTGTCCTCGTTCTCACAGTAACCAGCATCCCAATAGCCAGCCGTGACATATAGCTCTGGAGCAGTTAAATCACCGTCACCATAGCCATATACCCAGTAGTCGTAATCGACATAATTAGTTGCCATTTACCTCTACCCACGCTTGAGTTTCCTCACTCCATGAGTACATCTTTCCATCGGTAGGCATGGCTGTGGGAGCTTGCCATTGAGCATTAGCGTCTAGTGTCCAGCTTGCATAAGGCTTAGGAGCCACAAACGCATCTATATCTGCTTGGTATGTGTAACCAATGCCAGCAAAGTTTTTGCGAAAAGATTTTGATTGATTTGCTGATGGTGTTCCATCCTGCTGATAATGAATTCCACCGTAAGTGTTATATGACGTTTGCTTGTACACATCTCCAGTGCGTTCAGTTAGTTCATCCTCTTTGCCGTCATCTTCATCCCTACCGACAGTCACAAAAATGACGATATTGTTTTTGTTTAACTTTGCAAAATGACTCATGAGAATGTCACCGTTTCAGAAGTTGTTGATGTTGCTGTTACTGTATAAACTTTAAATCCACCACTTGTTGTGGAAGATTGAGTAACGCCAGCAGAGAACGTAGCTGTTCTTGTATCAGGTATTTTTATAATAACGACACCAGAACCTCCTGCTCCACCAGCCCCAGTAAAACTTTGAGCGCCGCCTCCAGAACCTGTGTTTGCGGTTCCGCTAGACACATTATTTGTGTTGTTATAACCGCCAGCATTGCCACCACCCCCAGAACCACCTGTACCGCCATTATCTCCAGCACCAGCTCCACCGCCAGCTCTTGTCACGGCAGAACCTGTTATGCTTGAGGAAACGCCGTTTCCACCAGCTCCGCCAGTAGACCCCGGAGAAGTTCCAGAAGCATTTGCACCTACCGCGCCAGCACCGCCACCACCACCAGCAGCATATACAGACGTTCCAAAACCACCACCGTAACCTTGATTAGCGGTAGCACTTCCGCCTGCGCTTGTGCTTCCACCGGAGCCACCACCAGAACCGCCTGTCCCACCAGTTGCTCCAGAATTTCCACCAAAACCACCACCAGTAGAAGTAATAGAAGAAAATACGCTATTACTTCCTGCATTGCCGCTACCACTAGATGGAATAGCACCTCCAGCACCAATGGTAACTGTATATGCAGTATTTAGAGATAGCGTTAATGCAGATTCTGCTGATGCACCACCACCAGATGTTCCAACAGATGTTCTGTACCCACCAGCACCGCCACCACCAGTAGAACCACCATTTAGTTTTCCGCCAGAACCACCGCCAGCGATAACGAGGAAGTCAGCGTTAAATGTGGCACCACCAGCCAACGCTTGCATAATCTTTGAATAAGCAAACATTATTAAACCCTTATGGTGTAAAGTTTTGAATAAAACTTCCGTACCAGTTTGTTCCGTCAGACGTAAACGTCAAAATATCCATCTTGCCAGCCGTAGCTGTAATGGTCGGAGCAGTACCGCCAGAGAATTTCACACCAGTAAATGTCGCTGTGCCGTTACCAGTCGATGCAGCTTGCTTTAACAATAGGATGAATGACTTACCAGCAGTCGCAGTAGGCATCGTAAACGTACAAGCAGTAGAAGCCGTTAACGTAGCTGTCTGGACTGT